ATAAACAAGATTATAAGTCTATGCATAGTAAAACTAGTTTTATTAATTCTGAAGGAAATGTTTTATATAGAAAGTTTAAAATATATACTGCTACAGATTTTGACACTTATCCATATATAGATACTTTTCAATATGGTGATGATGGTTATTTAACAAACAAAGGTGATTATCAATATGAATATTCTAGTACAGATGGTGAAAGATCTGGAGGCGATGTTTATGATGATATTACAGGTGATTATATAAGTCAAGATGATGCAGTAACAATAGAGTATGGTGAATATGAAGGTCAAAGAACACATATAGATAATACTGTAATGGTTAATGATTCTTATTATTGGAAAGAAAGTGAAGATATATGTATTGTTGATGGTGATTACTATCTTAGAGAAGATTGTGTATATTCTGATTATGATGATGAATACTATTTAGAAGACGATTGTGTATATTCTGAATATCATAGCACACATATATTAATATCAGATGCTTATGAAATTGATGGTAACTATTATCATCAAGATATTGTAAACAAATTATAAATTATTAAACAAAAAAATTATGAACAGATTACAAGAATTAAAAAATGTATTAAAAGTACAAACCTCTTCTTATGACCAATGGAGAATGTTTGCATTTATAATAAGATATATTACTAAATTTAACAATATTTCTTATTACACAGATAATGGTAATGTATACATTACTAAAGGAAGTGCTAACTCTTACCCTTGTGTAGTAGCTCATATGGATACTGTTCACTCTATTGTAGAAGATTTATCATTATTAACTATAAATGAGAACATTACAGGATTTAATAATGTTACTATGACTCAAACAGGTGTAGGTGGTGATGACAAAGTAGGTATATTTATAGCCTTACAATGTTTAAATCATTTTGACAATATTAAATTAGTCTTTTTTAGAGATGAAGAAGTTGGTTGTCAAGGATCTTATCTAGCAGAAATAGACTTTTTTAACAATGTTAATTTTGTTTTACAATGTGATAGAAGAGGTAATAGTGATTTTATTGTTAATGCAGGAAGTGTAGAATTATCTAGTAAAGACTTTCAGAATGACATTATAACTGTAATTAAAAAATATGGATATTCTTTTAATAATGGTATGATGACAGATGTTATGGCTTTAAAAGAAATTGGCTTACCTGTCTCTGCAGCTAATATTAGTTGTGGATATTACAATCCTCACATGGAAAATGAGTATGTTAATATTCCAGATGTAATGAACTGTTTAGATATGGTTATAAATATCATTGCTAGTTTTGGACATAAATCATACTATCATGTATACAATACAGTAGTGTCTAAAAATAAAGACAAAAACTATAATTATAATTTTTTAAAAACTAATTATGATATTTTAGAAGATGATTATATTTTTGACACAACAGATTCTTATACATTTAACAAATCAGAAGAAATGGATTACAAAAAAGAATATTATTATTGTAAAAATTGCTTAACTTATGAATATAAAAGTAGTTTACAAAATGATTTATGTGATTTTTGTATGGAATATGAAACTGAAAAAAACAATTATTTCCTTTAAATAACTAAATAACTAAATATGATTAACAACGAAGAAATATTTAATCAAGGATTAGATATACTAAATAAATTTAAACTAAATTGGAACGTAACAAAATTACCTTTATTTTCTAATTTAGAAACTGACATTTTACCCACCAATTCTTTTGGTATTTTTAGAACAGATACAAATGAGTGGTTAGGAACTCATGGTAAAAATTATGTTCCTTTGCAAAACTTTGATTTAATTAATACAGTATTAACTGCTTCACAAGACATTCAAGACTTTAATTTACAAGAAGTTAGAGCTGGAGTTTTTTTAAAAGGTAGAAAAGTGTATATTCAATTACCATTAAGGAATGAAGAAATAGGTGCTTCTCAAGTTAAAAGATGGATTACAGCATTAAATTCTCATGATGGTAGTACAGCAGTAGCTTTTGGTTCACAACAAACAGTAATTATTTGTGAAAATACTTTTTATAAAGCTTATAAAGAATTAAATAAAGTAAGACATAGTTTACATATGAATCAAAAATTAGAAGTTATGGTAGAAGATCTAAATGCTTCTTTACTATTAGATAAATTAATGGTAGATGAATTTAAGTCTTGGATTGATAAGCCTATAACTACTAATCAAATAAATGCTGTATTAAAATCTATAGTATCATTAGATGATACACAAGATTTAGAAGACATAAGCACTCGTAAAAGCAATCAAATTAAAAGAATTAATGAATCTTTTGAAACAGAGTTTGCTACACAAGGAGAAAACTTATGGGGATTATTTAATGGAGTAACTCGTTACACTAACCATAATATGTTTCCTAATAAAAGTCAAAATAGTATTCAAGAAAGCTTAATGCTTGGTCAAGCAGCTAAAATTAATGAAACTGCTTTTAATCAAATACATGCATTTGCAAATTAATTTAAAGTAATTAAAGTAGTGGGAGTAAAATCCCACTATTTTTATTTTATTAACAAAAAAATTTAAATTAAAATAATGGAATTTAAAATCAAAGAAATAATTGAACAAATAAAATTACTTAATGATAGCGATTTTTACAAAGTTAATAATGTAATAGATGAACAAGATTTACATCCTGAAACAAAAACATTAGCAAACTCTAATAGACGTATAATGACCTTATTTACTCAGTTGTATTGGCAGATAAGACAGGAAAAGAATAAGTTTTTAAAGTAACTATTAAATATAAAAGTAACAAAAAACATGAAAAAATTAATTACATTATGCATGCTTATAATAGCTATGCAATTAAATTCTCAAATGGTTAAGACAAACCATGGTTGGGATTATTACTCTAAACTATATTTATTTAAAGAATACGGAGAAAAGGCAATATATTTTTCAAGAGTGTCAAAGTTATCATTTAATGAAAATGATAATGGTCTAATGATAATATACACAGATGGCCAAACAGAAACACTTTATTTAACTCAAGTTGAACCAATATTTACATCAAAAACTGATGCAGGACATAAATATGATGTACATGAAATGTTAAATTATACAACATATACTGGGTTATATCTTCAAATTATATTTGCTAAAAAGGTAGTAATGAGGTTATTTTACCCAAATGGATTTAGAGAATATTCATATTAACTTAACAAATAAAAATTAAACAAATGAAAGATTATTTAAAATTTAAATTACAAGGTGCTGCAGAAGCAATTATAAATCTACATGAAAATTTAGATCCTAAATTAAATGTAAAAGCCTTTGCTTATTATAATAACTTATCAAAAACAATTGATGTTACACTATATTGGAATAGTGATTATAACATTGATATTAATGAAGAAGTAGAAATGAGTAAAGATTTTAATGATATTCAAGACTTTAATGAATTTTGTTTTGAAATATGGAATTTTATTGATGAATTAGAAAAGACTAAATATGATTCAGAGTATTCTCCTAAACAAATTAAAAAAGAATTTGAGGAAGAAATGAAATCAGAGTATTTAAGAGGAAATTAATAATAAAAATATGAATGAAGCAAAATTAAAAGCAAAAGAATTAGTTGACAAAATGTTACATTGTTATCAGGGTCACATTGACGAATACACTGCCAAACAATGTGCATTAATAGCAGTTAATGAAATATTAGATGTTTGCAAAACCTATTTATCATCATATTATTTAGAAGTTAAAAAAGAAATAGAAAAATTATAAATTATGGTACCTAATGAATTATTAAATAGAATGTTAAATTTTGCAGAATCTATTACTGACCAATTACAAAAAGCAAAGTTAATTAATGGAGCATACAATACATGGTACTTAAATACTTCTAAACAAAATCCTTATTCTTATAATGAAATAAAACAAGAAAAAGTTTATTATGATGGTACTACTCCAATTTATTATTGTAGAAAAAATACTATAATAATAAAAAAATTAAACACTGCTACAAAAAGAAAGTTAAAACAATAAAATAAATTTTATGAATTATATAATTATTAAAAAAATTAAAGATTTAAAATCAAATAAAGAATTACCAGTTATTCTTTTAGACACTCATGGAGAAGTATTAGAATATAATACAATTGAAGAAGCTGAAGAAATGAGAGCTAGATTTGAGGTTAATTCAGATTCAGGACATGTATACACAATTAAAAAAATTGGCACAATTTAAATAAACAATTAAAAATTATGGAAATTAACATTAACTTATTAGAAGCCGCATCTGAATTAGCACACGAAGTTGTATGTGCAAAGTTTGAAGATGATGACAACTTAATACACATGGAAGATGCTAATGGTATATATTATACAGAAGAAGCACAAGACTTATTTAACGAATGGTACGACCATTATTACAATTTATTATTAAACTTAAAAAACAATTAGTTATGGGGCGCTATTATTCGGGAGACATAGAAGGCAAATTTTGGTTTGCTTTACAAAGTAGTGATGCTGCTAGTAGATTTGGAGGACAACAATTTGAACCATCTTATATAGAATACTATTTTGATGAACAGCATTTAAAAGATGTAGAAGCTGAAATAAAAATTATAGAAGATTCTTTAGGAGAAAAGAAACAAATTTTAGATAATTTTTTTGATAAGCAAACAGGATATACTGATAAAGATATTACAGACCTTGGTATATCTAAAGACGAATTAAAAGAATATGCAGATCTTGGATTAGGTATTAAAATTAGAGATTGTATTAATGCTCAAGGTACTTGTTCTTTTGAAGCAGAATTATAACAATTAAATAAATTACCAATATGAACTACAATGAATATTTATTCTCTTGTCTATTAAAAATATATGATAAGAAATTTGAAGAATTAGAATATGATTTGCAATATAAAAACATTAGGGAACTTTATTTACAGTTTGCAGAAAGTAAATTTAACATTAATACTAAAAGTGAGTATGAATGTATAATAGACTATCTAAAAAACAAAATAAATTAAACAACTAAATAAAATTTATGACTTTAAAAAACTTATTAAATAAAACTAATCTTTATTATTATGATAAAGATACTTTAACTTTTAAAGTGGGTAAATGGTTATATGTATTATATATTTCAATTATATTTAATTTAATTATTATTGGTAAATTATTAACTAATAATCTTGATATTAACTTTAAATATATTTCTACAATAAAAATATTACAAACAAAAAATCAAATTATCCAACACTTAGAAGTTAAAGATCAAGATACTGCAATTGAGTGGAAAGATTTTAGAAAAAGTTTACCTTTAACTATGTCTAAACAAGAAGAAAATAAATTACATTCTTTATATTTTAAATATAAAGATTTAATTAATTCTCACCATTGTCCACATAACTTATTATGGTATATTGTATTTAAAGAATCCAGATTGAATTTAAATGCTAAAAACTCTAGTTCATCTGCTCAAGGTATGTTTCAATTTATAAATGGTACCTGGAATGCTATGTGTAAGAAAGGAGGAATGGATATATCTGGTAGGTTTAATGAAGCTAAACAAGTGAAGGTGATGTGCATTTATCTTGATTTTTTATTCGAAAAATATAAAAATTGGCAATTAGTACATAAAGAATACACAGGCGGAGTTATACATTATAAACTACCTTATTACAAATAAATAAATTAACTATTAACAAATTAAATTATTAACATTATGCATTACTATTCAGAAAAATTAAAAAAAGACATTAGCTGTAAAGAAATTTTATCTTATGCAGATACTTATAGAGTTGGTTATGTAAAAGCCAAGTATGAGTTAAAAGTAAAAGAAGTTGCTACAATTAAACCAAAAAAAACTATTAGACATTTTTCTAAAAATGATATGTTATTATTGGCAGTATATGGATTAAATATCTTAAAACTAGAAATTTAATTATGTATTATCTTGTAGAACTTTTTAACAATCAATCATTAAATAGACTTGTTAAAATAAAAACAAGTATAGATTTAATGGATTATATTAGCGAAGCAGATAAAGTAGTGGTGTTTTCTACAGTTATTTGCCCAAAAATCTTTGGCATATCTATACAAACTAAATCTGAAAAAGATTCTTTAATATTTGCAAAATTATTAGAATATGCTTCAAAGAAAAATAACAAATCAAATGATATTATCGTGGATTTATTAATTAAAATTCATTATAATAAATTTTTACAAATCACAGAAAAAATAAATAATACAAATGCTTAATTACTTTACAATAAAACCGTTTTTTATTAAAAATAATGAGGGATCTTTAGAAGAAATTACTAAAGGAACTTATTTATTACAAGAAGACTTTGAACAATTAAAAAGAGAATTATCATTCTATAAAGAAAGTTTTGAGAGATTAAACTCTGAATTAGATGAATGTAAAATAATCTCTGATTTATTAACTGCTAAGCTTTAATGATAGATAATATTCAACAACAAGCAATTCAAGCCCACATATTAAACAATTGTAAATCTATTATTGGATTGTCTGTTGGTATGGGTAAGACAAAAATTGCAATAGATAGAATTTTTAGCATAAGGGAAACAAACCCTTGTGCTAAAATTTTATTTACAGGTGCCAGAGAAATTTATTCTACAAACTTTTTATCAGAATTAACAAAATGGAATTGTAGTAAAGAAAATATAGATATGATATGTAATAAGTCTTTACATAATTATATAAAACACTATGATTTAATTATTTATGATGAAGCCCATAAAGAAACAACTAAAGTTTATTATGAGTTATTAAAACTTATAAAAATTAATTCTAATATTGAAATTATTGGATTAACTGGAACACCATTATTAAACCATCCTATTTATAATATTTTACCTATTTCTTATAAATATTTAATGCATGATGCTATTGAAGAAAAAATGTTAAATAATTTTGAAATGTATATTTTAAAGTATGATTTACCTGAAGATGAAAAAGCATTGTATAAATATTATTATAAGAGGTATTTAAATGCTCCTATGGTTAAACATTATTGTCCAGAATTAAATAAATTAAAGATTTTTTTAAATAATTTAAAAAGTAAGGTTAGTATAACAAATCAAATTATTGATAAAGAATTACAAGATAAAAAAATATTAATTTATGCTGGATCTATAGAGCAAAGTAATTTATTTAATTTTCCTGTATATAATTCTTCTTTAGATAAAGAAAAGAAAATTAAAATATATGATAATTTTTATAAATCAAAAAAAGAAAAGTTAGTAAATGTAGGTATTTTAAAAGAATCTGTTAGTATTCCTCATTTAAAATGTGGGTTTGTATTAGGAATAGATAGTTCAACTTCTTCTAAGCAACAACTAATAGGTAGATTTTTAAGACTAACTGTAGATGATTTATCAAAAATTTTTTTTATTGTAGCAAAAGATACAGTAGAAGAAAAGTGGGTACTAAATGGTATGGAAAATTTTAAACAAATAAAAATAATTAATATTTAATTATGACAACATTTAACAAAGAAACATCTAGATTAAGTTATTCTTCTTTAACTAGATTAATAAAAGAAGGTAAAGATTCTTTTCTAAATCCTGTTTATAGAAAATCTAATGCTTTAGAAAAAGGAACAGTTATAGACAAAACAGTATTTAAAGAAGAATTTACAGAATTAATATTAGATATATTAATTCCTAAACCTCAACCAAAGTCTATTATAGATTACATTATTGATAATAAAAAAGAGTTTGACTTAGTTTCTGTAGAAGAAGCAAGTCAAGCAATGGAAGTTAAGTCTAAGAATTATCAAAAAATGTTAGATACAATCTTAGAATACCAAGATTATATAGAATATTATAAAGATCCAAAAAATAAATTGTTAAAAACAAACTATGATTTAGGTCAAGAAATTGGAAATTATTTATTAAAAGATGAACAAGCTTTATATTTATTTTCTAGTGGCCAAGCTCAATTTGAATATAGTTTTAAATATAGAGACTTTAACATATTTATTAAATTAGATTATTTAAGAATAGATCATGTTAATAAAGAAATAATTGTAACAGATTTAAAATCTAGTAGTTATCCTCCAAAGTTTCCTGAGAGTGTTAAAAAATATTTTTATCACTTACAAGGTAAACTCTATTTAATGGGTATAGAAGATTTTATGGAAAAAAATAATTATAGTAACTATACTTTAAGGCCTTTTCATTGGGTGGTATGTAATTCACTAAAAGTTGATGAACCACTTATTTATCCTTTATCATATCGTGATGAAATAGAGGGTAAAGTATTAATTGATGATGCCTTAGATTTAATTGAAAAATATATTAAAAATGAATGGAAAGATATTGAAGTATCCCCAGAAGCCCCAATTTTTTAAAGAATTAGAAGAGTTAAAAATGACTCAGACTTCTTTATTTTTATTAAATCATATAAGTATCTTTAAAAAAATAGCTAATAATTTGTCTATTTTAACATATTTTCATACTGAAAATTTAATTAATTCTTATTTATTTAATAAAGAGATTGAATATAATTACTCTAGTAATGTTATTTATTTAGTATTTAAAAAAGATGTAAAATATAATAATAATATTCTTTATAATAAAAAGAAATTAACTATTTTAGAGGTCTTAGAAGAAATACCAGAAACTATTGATTATTATGAAGATGATATTGCGCATGTATTTACTATTAAACCTGATAATGAAGACTTTGATAATCATATACAATTATTAAAAAAAGGATTATATTTAAATATGTCATTATTAACTTCTGTAGATACTGTTAGTGCATTTGTAAATAAATTAATTAGTAAGCAAGGTTTATATGAAATAATGCAAGCAGAATTAAATGTAGAAGATATACCTTATCCTTTCTTAAAGCTTTCTAAAGAAAAAGAAACTTATAGTATAGATAATGCACAAGTAATTGATGCTAAAGATTTTCAAATATTAAAACAATTTATCTAATGAATTATATAATAACTAGAAATCAGCAATTTTTTAATAAAATAGGTGATTATAATTACTGTTCTTTAGAAGATATGGTTTTACCTGAAACTATTGCATTAGATACAGAAACTACAGGATTTGATCCATTTAAAGACTCTATATTTTCAATACAAATAGGTACTGGCACTAATAACTATCTTATAGATTTACAAACTCATACAGGCAATATTATTCTTTTACAAGAAGTAATACCTTTTATTGAAGATAAAATAATAATATTTCATAATGCAGCATTTGATTTATCTTTCTTTTTTATAAAAAACTATTTTTTAAAAAATGTAAGAGATACAATGTTAGCTTCTATGATTTATTATAATGGAGATCCTTCTATAAGAAATTCTTTTAAAGAATGTATGAATAGAGAATTAAATATTTATTATGATAAAACTGAACAAGGTAATATAGCTACAGTTCAATTATCTCAACCTTCAACTATTGAATATTGTTTTAATGACGTAGATAAACTAATAGAGTTACATAATAAATATTTAGAAAAATTAACAGATTATAATGCTTTAGAAACTTATGTTTTACATTGTAGCCATATAAGAGCTTTAACTTATATTCAATTATGTGGATTGCCTTTATCTAAAGATGCTTGGCAAAACAAAATGAATATTGACTATAAAAAATATAAAGAAGCTGAATATATAGTTAAAGAATATATTTTTGATAATCTTCCTAAATATAGAAATTTACAATTAGAATTATTTTCTACTGAAAAAAAAATTAATTGTTTATTATCTTCTTCTCAACAAATGATACCTGTATTTAAAAGTTTAGGTATTAATGTTGAGATAGATGAAAAAGGAGTTGTTAAAGAAAGTATAGAAAAAAATGTTTTATCTAAATCTAAACATGAATTTGTAAAATTATGGTTAAATTTTAAAGAAAATGAACATAATGTAACCACTTTTGGTAGTGGTATTTTAAATAAAATACAGCCTGATAACAGAGTATATACTAGATTTAATCCTATATTAGATACTGCTAGAATTTCTTCAAGAAAAGGAGAGATTAACTTTTTGAATTTTCCTGCAACTAAAGAAACAAGAGAATGTTTTATAGCTAATAATGGTTATAAAATTATAGTAGCAGATTATGCAGGTCAAGAAACAATTGTAGGTGCTGATATTACAGGAGATTTTGCTATGATTGAATCTATTGTAGATAAAAAAGATTTACATTGTGCATTTGCTAGAGTTTTATACCCTGAAATAAAAGATTTAACTGATGCAGAAATTATTAAGGAACATAAAGCTAAAAGAAATGCTTCTAAGGGTCCGAGATTTTGCTTTCAATTTGGTGGGAATGGCTATACTTTAGCACTAAATGAAGGCTTACCTATTGAAGAAGGTATGCGAATTGAAAGTTTATTTAAACAATTACATTCTGGTATTTATGAGTATGGTAATAATAAATTAAAAGAAGCTATTAATAAAGGATATATTGAATATGCTTTAGGTTTCAAACTTAGATTACATAATTATAAATATTTTATAGTTGCACATGCTGATATTTTAAAATTTGATAATAATTTTTGGGAAACTTATAGGTTAGGTAAAGCAGAGTATAAGAATAAAAAAGAAGCAGACAAAGTATTTGATTATTATGAAGTTAAAAATTATGCTGCTTATGAATTATTTTTAAGTAATAAACATAAGATAAGTGATTACTTTACTTTAAAATCTCAATATCTTAGATTATGTTTAAATGCACCAACTCAAGGAACTGCAGCACACCAAACTAAATATGCTACTGTATTGTTATTTAATGAAATAGAAAAAAATAATGACTATTGGAATGTTAGAATTGCTAATGTTATTCATGATGAGATTGTCTTAGAAGTAAAAGATTCTTTATGTGATAAATATAAAGTTATTTTAGAACAAAGCATGATTAATGGCGGTAATTTATTTCTAACTAATCCAGTCTTATTTATGAGTGCAGATGCTAATGTAGCAGAGTCTTGGTACGCTGCTAAATAGTGTAAAAAAATTAATAACTTTTAAAATAAAAAATATGAGAAACTAATGAGTAATAAACAAAGAAGAAAGGGACATCTATTAGAACAATTAACTGTAAAAGATCTAAGAGATATTTTCCCAAAAACAAAGACTTCAAGAAATGCATCTCATTTACTTGATAGTTGTAAAGTAGATTTAGCTTTTTTACCTTTAAATATTCAATGCAAAATGGGCTATTTAAATAATAGACCTAAATGGGATATTTTAAGGGATGAGAGCAAAGAACTACTAGAAAAAAATTATCCAAAAAATGACTTAATTCATAAACATCCGTTTATTTTAAGACATAAAATGGGTAGAACAGACATTGCTTCTATGGATTGGAAGTTTTTTTTAGAAATTTATAAATTTTATGTTACAAACAACTCAAAGCAATTTGAAGGATACCTCTAATTTACTTAGAGATAAAAAAAGTAATTTTAGTATGTTACCAGAATTATTTATTTTAGATAAAAAAAATAATAGAGAAAATGTAAATACATTGATAAACAATTATGAAATTTTTGTATCTTTGTACTCTCAACATTTAGCCAATCTTGAATACAAAAAATTTTGTCAAGAATGTGAATAAATGTTATTTAAAATTATTTGAACCCATTGATTAAATTATAAATGATTACAGAAGAAACAGTAGGTAAATTATTAATCAATTATCCTAAATGCAAATTTCCAAACCCTTTATTAAGGAATGGATTAATACGATTTATTGATAATAATGAATCAAACACAGATTTATCTAATTTTGAAATAACAAATTTAGGTTTAAATGTACTTAATGGAACAAAATATGTAAGTGAAATAACTGATGATTTTGTTGAAAATTATTATGAAAAATTTACTCAAAATACGTTAGGTATTAATAAAGTATCTTTTAGTCCAAAATCTTTAATTAAGAAAAAGCTAGAAGTATTTATTAATAAATATAAAACATCTTTTGATGAAATTTTAAGAGCAGTAGACTTTTACCATCAAAACATTAAAGATAATGGAAATCTTGCCTTCTCCCTGGATGCCCAATACTTTATAGAAAAAAATGGTGGAAGCTTACTATTAGATAATATATTAGAAATGCAAAAAGGAGTGTTTATTAAAAATGATAAATTAGTATTCTAATGGAAATATTAAATAGAATTAAAGAAAATAAACAACAATTATTAGATGGGTATATTAATTGTGTTCCCAATCCTTTTAATGGTATGAAAAAGTACTTTAGTGGTATTTTTCCTGGAGCATTAGTTTGCGTTACTGCTGAGACTTCAGTAGGTAAAACTTCTTTAGCTAAATATATTTATGTATTTAGCGTAGCAGATTATATATTATCATTAAAAAACCCATCTGACTTAGATTATGTTTGTTATTGGTTTGGATTAGAAGAATCAGTAGAAGAATTTGAGATTAGTATTATTCAGTATGCTTTAGCTAAATATTACAATGTCAATAAAACTCAAGATGAATTATTATCAAGGATTAATCCTTTAGATGAAAAAACTATTGAATTAATGGAATCTACTATAATTAAAGATTATTTTGATTTAATAAAGAAATTTATAATATTTGATGACCATACGTCAAATCCTACTGGTATTTATAAACAATGTAGGAATTTATCTTATTCTAGAGGCCAACACATTAACAAAACAATTGAAACTAAAGATGGTCCATTGGAAGTCTATAGTCATTATAAACCGAATAATCCTAATGAAATTGTAACAGTAGTTATAGATAATGTTAATATCTTAGAACCTGAAAAAAATGATTTAGGAATTCCATTAGATTTATCTGGAAGTATAGACAGAATGGTTAATTCTTATGCTAGAAAACAAATGACTAAACATTGGAACTGGCATGTATGTTGTGTTCAACAACAGCAGATGGCTGCAGGAGATTTAAATCACTTTAAAGCAGGTAGATTAGAACCTGAGCCTCAGAAATTAGGAGATAATATAAAAGTAGCAAGATCTTATCAAGTTATTTTAGGATTATTTTCTCCTTACAAACACAAACTAAACAATTATTATGGTTATCAAATTTTAGAATCAGATAAATCTCATGGGTTAGAAGATTGTTTTAGATCTATTCACATGTGTAAGAATAGATTTGGAAGAACAGGTGTGGCTGAACCTATCTTTTTTAATCCAAAAGGATTTAGTTTTGAATCTTTACCTGAGCCTAAAAATAGTTTAGAAATTACAAATTTTATAAATAAAAAAAATCAAATTTTAAATGAGTAAAGAAAATTTTTTATTACCCACAAAACCCCAACAACCAACTGTAGTTAATCCAAGAACTATGGTTATTTTTTCTCAAAAAAAAACTGGTAAAACTCATGCATTATCTCAACTATCTAATTCTCTTATTTTAGATATGGAAGGAGGTGCAGATTTTTATGAATGTACAAAAGTTAATATGACTAATCTTAATGAGTTTGATACAATTATACAAGCTTTTTCTGAGCAAAAGCCTCAGTATGATTATATTATTATTGATACAGTTACTTCATTAAAAGAAAAAGTTCTTAATCAGTTAGCTGTTAGAGCTTATAATAGAGAAGAAAATAAAAATGAATCTCTTGATTTTGATGTAGATAAGTTAGCTTATGGTAAAGGTCAAGTATATAAAAGAGAAGCTTTATTTAAAATTATGGAATTTTTTACAAAGTTCTGTAAGACTTTAATAGTTGTAGGGCATGTGTCTGACAAATCAGTAACTGCATCTGGTCAAACTATTAAAGAATTAAATTTAGAAGGTAAACTCAAAGATTTATTAGCTTTAAGAGTAGATGCAATTGGATATATGTATAGAGACCCTGAAAATAAAAATAGTAATATACTATCTTTTACTCATACAGATGATGTAATAGGCGGATCTAGAAGTAAGCATT